ACTACTGGCGGACGACCTCGACCGAACTGGTGGCCCTGGCTCCCAAGGCACCGTTCATCGGCCGCAAGGGTGCGTTTGAGACGGACGCGGCCAAGTGGGCGACGGCCAACACGCAGTCCCACGCCTTCATGGAATACGACGGCGGGGAAGCCCCGCAGCGGCAACCGTTCTCAGGTGTGCCCGCGGGCGCCCTGCAAGAGGCGCTGAACGCCTCCGACGACATCAAGTCCGTCATGGGCATCTACGACGCCAGCCTCGGTGCGCGGTCGAATGAGACCTCCGGCAAGGCCATCATCGCCCGGCAGATGGAGAGCGACAACGCGACATTCCACTTTGTGGACAACCTCAGCCGCGCCATCCGTCACGCGGGCCGGATCATGATTGACCTCATCCCCCAGGTCTATTCGGTCCCGCAAGTGCTTCGCATCGTTGGCGAGGACGGCGAGCCCGACATGAAGCGCGTCAATCAGCCGGTGCAGGAGCAGGAAGAAGACCCGCAGACCGGCCAGATGCGCGAGGTGACGAAGATCTACGACCTCACCGCGGGCCGCTATGACCTCACCGTGTCGGCTGGGCCATCGTTCGCCTCCCTGCGGCAGGAAGCGGCAAACCAGATGATCGAGCTCATCCGCGCCTATCCCGATGCGGCGCCGGTGATTGGCGACCTCCTCGTCAAGAACCTGGACTGGCCGGGTGCCGACGAGATTGCCGACCGGATGCGCAAGGCCATGGGCGGGGCCGAGGAAGGCGCACCGGACGCTCAAATGGGCCAGGCCCGCCAACAGATCCAGCAATACGCCGCTGCCTTACAGCAGATGCAGCAACGTCTCCAGGCGGCTGAGGCTGACAAGAGCCTTGAAGCCCGGAAACTAGATATCGCGGCCTATGAAGCTGAGACCAAAAGGATCAGCGCAGAGACCCGCGAAACCAGACTGCCCGCCGGCCTCTACACCGGCTGACAGAGCCCGGCCCGTCGCGAGACGCGCCTTCCCTTAGATGGAACCTACCACAATGGAAAACGACGCGACCAATCCGGTCGACGTTGAGGACGATGCTGTCCTCGACGCTCCGGAAGTCGACGCTGACTCCTACAGCGACGGCGACACCGACCAGGCGGAAACCGATGGAGCCGAAGACGGCCAACCGGAGGACGATACCGAGGAAGTGGATTGGGACGGCACCAAGTACCGGATCCCCAAGGCGCTGAAGCCCGGTCTGCTCATGCAGGCCGACTACACCCGAAAGACGCAGGAGCTTGCCGAGCAACGGCGGTCTGTGGAGCAGCACGTCCACGCGCTGAACCAACGGGCCGAACTGGAGCAGGCGACCCTCGAACACCGGGTGAACCTGAGAACGGTGGAGCAGCAGCTCCAGCAGTTCTCCAACACCGACTGGTCGAACTATTCGGCGCAGTACGGTGCGGATGCCACGGCTGCGGCCATGGCCTCCTGGCAGCAATACAGGGACGCGAAAGCGGAACTCGAAGGTGCCATCGCGAAGACCGAGACCGAAACCCGGCAGATCAGCGAGCGCAGCAGCGCCAACGCGATTGCCCAGGCCGATCAGGTTCTGTCGCGAGAGATCGAGGGCTGGTCCCCTCAGCTTGTCCAGGACCTTGCGGGATACGCTGCCAAAGAGTTTGGCATCACCCCGCAGGAACTCCGGGAGAGCGTCGTCAACCCGGACGGCACCCCAGACACCCGGACCTTCAAGGTCCTGGCACGTCTGCACAAGGCCGAGAGGGAACTGGCGCAGCTAAAGGCCAGCCAGACCAAGGCGCAGAACGCCGCGAAGGTTGCAGCAGTCACCCCCGCCAAGGCCGTTGGCCAGCGGGCAGGCGGGTACAAGCCCGGCCTCGATGACAGCCTCCCGAGCGACGAATGGCTGCGCCGTCGAAACGCCCAGTTGGCCAAGGCCGGCGGGCGCTGACCCCCATCATCACGGCCCGTCGAGATGACGCGCCTTCCCAAGAAGGAACCTGATCGTGCCCAATACGATCCTGACCCCCACGGCTGTGACGCGCGAAGCCCTCCGCGTCCTCCACCAGAAGCTGAACTTCGTCGGCTCTATCGTCCGCGACTATGACGACTCGTTCGCCAAGTCCGGTGCGAAGATCGGCGACAGCCTGAAGATCCGCCTGCCGAACCAGTACGTTGTGCGGAGCGGCGCCACCCTGTCCACCCAGGACACCGTGGAGCAGTCCGTCACGCTTCAGGTTGCGACCCAAAAGGGCGTTGACCTGAACTTCACCTCGGTGGACCTGACCCTGTCGCTGGATGACTTCTCCAAGCGCATCCTCAACCCCGCCATGTCCGTCCTGGCTGCCTCTATCGAGGCCGACGCAATGAGCATGTACAAGGACGTTTACCAAAGCGTCTGGAACGGCGGCTCGGCCATCTCGCTGGCGAAGGTCCTGGAGGGGCGCTCGCTCCTGCAGGGCGCCCTTGCCCCGCTTGGCGACCGGACGGCGAACCTGAACACCACCGACAACGCCAACTTCGTGGACGCGCTCAAGGCCCTGTTCAACGACACCACCGGCCTGTCCAAGCAGTACCGCGAAGGCTACATGGGCCGCACCGCCGGCTTCGACTTCGTCGAAAACACCATGTGGGGCAAGCACACTCGGGGTGCGGCAACGTCCGCCTACACGACCTCGACCCTCGTGGCCGTCCTGCCGGTTGGCGAAACCCCCGTCTCGACCATGACCGTTGCCACCGGCACCGGCGCAATGGTCCAAGGCGATGTGTTCACCATCGCCAACGTGTTCTCGGTTCACCCCGAGACCAAGGTCAGCACGGCGACCCCGCAGCAGTTCGTGGTGACGGCGGCTTACGCCGGCGGCGCGGGCACTGTGTCGTTCTCCCCGGCCATCGTCCTGTCTGGCGCCCGTCAGAACGTGACGATCCCGACGACCTCGGCCACCGCTGCCATCAGCTTCGCTGGCACGCTCTCCACCGCGGTCGGAACCTCGCTGCTCTACCAGAAAGAAGCCTTCGCCTTCGCGACGGCCGACCTGGTCATGCCCTCCGGCGTGGACTTCACCGCCCGCGAGGTCATGGACGGCATCTCGATGCGGGTGGTCCGCCAATACGACATCAACAACGACAAGTTCCCCACTCGTCTTGATGTCCTCTACGGCTACAAGACGCTCCGGCCCCAACTGGCTGCGCGTCTCCACAACAGCTGATCCAGCTGAACGACAGGGGGGGAGGGGCTACGGCCTCTCCCCTTTCTTTTGGGGGACCGCATGGCCATCACGACCTACTCCGAACTCCAGACGGCGATCGCTAGCTGGCTCAACCGTTCGGACCTCACTGTCCAGGTTCCCGACTTCATCGCGCTGGCTGAAACCCGCATCAACCGTGACCTCCGCGCTCGCGAGCAGCAGGTCATCGCGACGGCCAACGTTGACACCGCCTTCTTCGCCCTGCCTGGCGACTTCCTCGAGTTCAAGTCCTTCCGCATTACCGACGTGGGCGGCAGCGCTTTTGAGTTGATGCTGGCCACGCCGGAGCAGATCAGCGCGGCGCTGGCGGAAAACAGCGTGAGCAACACGCCGCGGTTCGTCACCATCATTGGCGACCAGTTCCAACTCTGGCCTGCGCCGGAGCAGATGTATGTGGGCTCCCTGGCCTATGTGCGGAAGGTCCCGGCTTTGTCGGACGCGGCCCCGACCAACTGGCTCCTGTCCTCCGCTCCTGACGTCTACCTTTACGGCGCCTTGATGGCTGCCGGCCCCTTCCTGCGGGACAACGAGGCCCTGGTCACGTTCAAGGCCCTGTTCGACGAGGCCATCGAGGCCATCCGCGTGGCTGACAAGCCCGTCGTCGGCGTCCTTCGCACCGAGTTCCCCCAGCGCGGCCTACAGCGCCGCTACAGCATTTACTCCGACTTCTGAGGCACCCACATGGCCATCAAGTACGACACCACGACCCGCAATGACATGCTGGACGAGCTGACCGCTCGGGTCGGCACGTCGGGCCTTCTGCGGATCTACAACGGGACGCGGCCGGCCAACGTCGGCACGGCGATCACCTCCCAGACCCTGCTGGTGGCGCTGACCACCAACGCCTCGGCCTTTGCGCCGGCGGCGTCTGGCGGCATCCTGACGGCCAGTGCGATCAGCAACGGCACGGCGGTGGCGACGGGCACGGCGTCCTGGTTCCGCCTGTTCCAGTCCAACGGCACCACGGCGATCATGGACGGCGATGTGTCCACCTCGGGCGCTGACCTGAACCTGAACAACACCAGCATCGCCACTGGCCAGACGGTGAGCGTGACGGCCTTCACCGTGACCGAAGGCAACGGCTAATGGCTGATAACGTCGGCTACACACCCGGTGCCGGCGCGTCCATTGCGGCGGACGACATTGGCGGCAACCTTCACCAGCGCATCAAGTTCACGCTTGGCAGCGACGGGGTAAACCAGGGCGACGCTCAAGGCGCGACAGCCGATCCGGTCGGCAACGAACTCGCCCTTCTGGTCCGGTCGGTGGCCGAGGACAACGCCTATACGCAAGAGTTGCTGAACACCATCGCGCAAATCCTGCGTTCGGTCTGGCAAATGGGTTCGGCGGCGGGTGCGCCGTCGCTCACGGTTCGGAACTCTACACAGGCGGATTTC